GTGTAATATAGATAAATATTACCACTTCTTAACATTACACCACTTTTTGAGTCTGAACCAAACTCCATTTTATTAAATCTTAAATCACCACCAACAACTTCAATTATTAATGAATTGTCAATGAATAATGTAGCATTTTTTATATTAACATAACATCCTTTACCTAAATACAATTTTGAAGAATTTGAATTATTTATTTTTGTTCTTTCAGAAACACTCAAAGATGGTGAATTTTCTTCATCTAATGAAATTATTTCTATTTCTTGATACCTCAATTCAACATCTTCTGTTAATTGATAAACATTTGGTGATGCATCTGAACCACTTACTAAAACAATTCTTGTTTTTACAAGCTGTCCACATCTTTTAAAAGCCTCATTCAATGTTTTTAATCTGTTTGTAAAGTTTCCAACATTTCTGTCATTACCATTTACAGCATCAACATAAAATGAAGTATAGCCAACTTGTTTTAAATTAAAACTTAAACCATTTCCCTTGTTGTGTGTTTTTTCCATTCTTACTTTTGCATCACTTATATAATATGGACAAAGTTTTGTTGAAGAATTTTCAATACCATCAATTGATGCATAACCATTTGGAATATAAACTTGTCCATCTATTGAAGATGATGTTTCATTAACTATTGGATTAGTTATTTCAACAACATATTCACCATTTGGTATATATGCAACACCTTCACTTTCAGCTGTTTTTGTGATATTTAATTGTGTTGAATTGAAAACTGTTTTTCCTCTAAATCTTGAAGAACTTGCAACTTCACCAATAATTGCTTTTTTAGCTGACTCAATTGCACACCCAACAAAAGACATTTGATATAATTCAATATCATTATTTAAACCAATCCAGTAATCTTGTTGACTAACAGCAAAATAACAACCATGAAAGTTTAAATTCCCACTTTCAAATGCATGTGATGTGTTACCATCATGTTTAAAAGAACAACCATAAAAACTCACTTCTGCCATTGTTCCAAATAATCTTCCACCATTTGATTTATTAACATTACAAGAATAGAAGTTGCTTTCATCAATGTTCACTGATGTGTTACTTTCAATGTTTGTTTTTATAACATCAAAACCATCACCACTATTTGTAAATTGACATTTGAAAAAGTTATTTCTTGTAACTCTTTGTTTACTGTTATTTAATGTTGTTTCTGTTCCATGCATTTTTAATACATTTCCACTTTTACCACTACCGCTAACATTCAAATTAAAAATTGTTATTGTACTTGAACCAGTAAAATCAACAACAGTTTTGGGTGTATCTCCATCAAACAAAATAAGTGATGAATTTCCCATTATTATCATTCCATTAATGAAAGACAAATCAAAAGTATCTTTTATTAAAATTCTTTTGTTTTGTGGAAAAACAATTACAATATTTGAACTTTTCCCATAAATATCATTCAGATTTTCAGTTGTGTAACTATATTTATCTTTCATGTAATTTGAGAATTTTTGCATAGCTTGTGTGTCATCTGTAACACCATCACCAACAACACCAAAATCTTCTAAATATATGTGTTCTCTTCTTCCTATGTTTACATTTCCATTTACTCCACCGATAAAAAGTTGCTCATTGTCAAGTGTGAAACCCATTTCACCTTGAGCCAATTGTGGTAAATCAACCTCATTACCCCTTCTAATTTGTATTAAATCTCTTGGGTCTTTTTCGGGTTCACCATTTGCCAAAATATAGTTGATTATATCTGTATAATCTGTTGAAGAAAGTGAACCATCTGCATAAAGTCCATCAATATATGCTTTTAAATTATCATAATTCAAACTCATTAAAATACACCTCCATTATAATTATCTTTTATGCCAGTATCAGTGAAAAAACCACCATCAACAACAAATCCAGTTTGTCCATCTGAAAATTGTTGTGTTAAATAGAAAAGTTTGTCACCATTATCATCAATCATATTAATCAATGATAAAGCTGTTCTTTTGTGAACTGTTCCAGTAAAATCACCAGTTTCTGAAAGTTGTCTTGATGTTGTAATATTGGAACTATCTTCTTTTCTTTTGTCTAAATCTTGAATGTCACTTTCAAACCCATTCACAAAATCAATTGTTTCATTTAATTTTTCAATTACTTTTGTTAATAACTCATATAATGAAAATGAATTTTCAAATATGAAATTCTTTGATGTATTACAATACTCAAGTAATCTTTTTATCATTATATCACCCCTTTAATAAATCATCATGAACAGTTGTTTTAATTCTTTGATAATTTCTAAATCAACATTCATAAATGTTTCTCTATACTTCAACACTAATTCAGAAAGTGGTATTTCAAAACCATTTTCAGTGACAACAGTTGTTTCATTTGTGTTTGTCAAATTTGTTTTCTTTGTTTCATTTGTCATTGTTTCATCTGTATCAACTGTTGTTGAACTATCTGCTGAACTTGTAGAAGATGAAGAACTTGTTGCATCTGTTGTTGTGTTCTTTGTGTTTGTTGAAGTTTCACTTTTGTTTACATCTTCATCACTTGATGAATTTTCATTTTCCACCATTTTATTTTTATTATCTTTTAATGTTGCATTTGTTGCATATTTATTTGCATCAATTCCACCATCTGTCAGCAATCCTTGTGGGGTATCTGAATAAACTTCTTCATCACTTGTTGAATTTTCACCATTAACATTTTTATTATTCTTAATTTTACTTTTCTGTTTTGCATCACTCAATGAACTTTCATCTTCACTGGTGTTTCCTTTACTTGTGTTACTCAAATCACTTTGGTTTGTTGCATTTTGTGTTGTGGTATTGTCAAGGGTTTTAACACTTGAAGTGTTTGCATCTTCTTGTGCTGTTGTTCCAATGTCCTTTGATGCATCACTTTTTCTTTCAAATGTCAATAGTGGGTTTATTTCAAGTAATTCACTTTTTAACAATTGATTATAATAGGGCATTATCTCATTCATTAAATTGTTTAATTCCCACTTAAATCTGTTAGCTGTTTCATACCCTATTTCATGAAAGTAATAGTGATTTAAAATTTTATTATTTAGTTTGGTTCTGTATTCTTCACTAAATATTTCATAATCTTTCAAACCTAAATCATAACCACTTTCAACAATATATCTTAATTCTGTTGTGTATTTACTCAAAATCTTCACCACCTTCATCAAATGGTGTTTCAATCTCATTTTGTAAAAATGAAAGATTGTTGACTTTTACTTCAATTTCTAGTCCAAACAATTCATTAATATCTTCAACAGCTTTTTCCCTTGCTTGTAGTTTTGCGTTTCTGTTTGCTATTGCTAAACCATTTGAAACCATAACTTCATTTTGTGTTAGTCTTTCATTCTTTTCACTGAAATTATTTTCAATACCAATATAGCTTAAAGCCTCATTCCAAAGTTTTCTTTTTTGTTCTTGTAGTTTGTCGGCAACATATGGTGCTTGTGTTTGGAATACTTTCACCTTTGACAAATCTAAATCATTATCAACAAATATTACTGGTTCATATTCGTCATATTGTTTATAAAGATTTTTCAGTGTTAATTCTGTTCTTTTATCTGTTCCAATTGCAAATGGTGTTTTTTGTCCATGAACATTTATATCAATGGTTCTTTCAATATTGTAAATTCTTTTTGCATAATCTTCAATTCTTTTTTGTGATGTATCTCTCACAAAATTATTGTAAATTACAACACCATTTCTTTCATTTTTCATGGGGTCAACTATCAGTGATTTTTGATAACCATTTCCACCATAGGCACGAACTTTTGTTGGTTCATAGTAAACATTCAATTCACCTTCAAGTGTTGCTTTTAATGCTAAATATTTATTAACAACATCATCTTGAAAAAACACACATTTTCCATAGTCAAATAAACTCAATTCCAAATATCTTTGGTTTACAGTGTTGGGAAGTCCTTCCCATTTAAAACATGTAATGAATAACTCTTTTAATATGTTATAAATCATAACCCAACCATCTTCACATGAAGTTGGTTTATTTCTGTTTTTCTTTCTTCCCATTTTATCGACTCCTTTCAAATTGTTTCACATGAAACATTAAATGATTGGGTTACTCAATGAATAATTTCCGACATTGTCACTGTGCCAAAATGTAATACCCTCTTTATATATTGAATGTATTTTCTTCATGTGTTGGTTTGGAATATTCCCGAATATATTTACTTCATGCATCTTGATATAATTCCAATTTTGTCTACTTTTCAAATTTGGTGTTTTTACTTCATTCACTTTATAACCAAATCTTGAAAAATAATTATCAATAATTCTTGCATACGCATATCTAACTGTTTTCTTTAAAAATCCAAATGTTTGTGTTCCTCTTGCAACATTACCTCCACCACTCATTGAACCTTTTTGTTCGGGTGGTCTTACACTTACATCTTTAAATGAACCAATACTTGATGCAACTCCAAGAACTCCACCACCAATTGCTATTGGGTTTGCTGTTGCTATTCCAACACCTAATGAAAGTAAACTACCACCAACCTTTACAGCATTTGAAACTTGATTTTGTGCCAACCAATTAGCATAAACATCACTATTCCAAGCACATAAAGGATAATCACTTAAAGACATACTTTCTTGTGCATTTTGATAAATGTTATTATAATCATATGGTGTTAGAAATACAGTTGGGTTTGGTGCAACATTACAAGTCATGAAAAATTGACATGCAATAGGGTCACTAAAATATTCATATTTGTAAATTCTGTTATTTCCTTTATGGTCGGTAACTTCTAAATAATTATAAGGGTAAACAAACATCTTGTTATTCTTTGGAATATATCCATCTAAATTGTCATAGGGTTTGTCAACACCATCTAATTCAAACCAAGAACTGTCACTGGGTTGAACTTTTCTATCTGTATCAGAAATTGTGTGAACTAAATTTTTTGGCATTGTAAAAATTGCAACAAGTGCATTTGCTTTTCCATCTGTGTCGAGAATATCAATAACATTATTCAAATATGTTATATCATCACTTGCATAAAATGCCAATCCATTATAAACACCAGTGTAAACATCACCTTGAACTTGTTGTAAATTTTCATCAACTGATGTCACTAAAACATATGTTAAATCCTCAATTGAAATAGATGTTGAACTTTCTTTGACAATTGGGTCACCAATATCAAGGTTTTCATCAAGAAGATGTTTTCCAATTGTGTCATTTGAAACATGTTCCCTTTCAATATAACAATCCTTTATATCTGTATCAAATAACCATGTTTGCATCACATCAATTTCAAAATCAATTTCAGTTGTATAATCATTTATGTATTTCATATTTGTAATGAAAGCATAAAACCATTTTGTACCAAAGTTTGAATTTTGAAACATCATATAAGAAACATTCCAAAGACTTTCAATATTTACTTCAAGCCTAACTTTTCCGTTTGTTCTTTGATGGGTCAAATCAGTAAAAGCAAACTTTGTTTTATTTATAAAAAATGATGCTTGTTCTGATTTTGTGGAAAATGAAAATGTATTCACATAACTATTTGTAATATCAACATTTTCAAGAAGTCGAACAACAGTGTTGGGTGTAAACATATTACACCACTGTCACTGTTGCTGTATCTGTAATTGATCCATCAAATGTTGAAGTTGCTGTCACTGTGATTGTGTTTCCAGTTGTTTCACCAGTTTCATCATAACCAAGAATTAATAATCCAGTTGAAGTGATATAAGTGTTTTCACTTTGTGCATTTGTTAATGTGTAAATAACCTTTGATGGTGGGTTATCTGTTCCCACTGGTTCAACTGTGAACTGCAGTGTTCCACCTTTTGCAACACTTTCTGTTTCGGGAAATAAATTAATTGCAGTTAATGTTGGATTTACTGTTACAAATAAAACAGCATTTGCAAATGGAGAAACTGAAACTGTTTGCCAGTGATGTAACCAATAATTATAATACAATCCATCTGGGTTATATATTTCTTCACTTCTGAAAAGATTATCCCAAACCATGAACCATTCTTTGTCAACTATTGCACAAACAACATTTTGAAGTCCACCAAAATCATCAACTAAAATCTTTCTACTGTTAAATTCTGCTTTTGACATATTGAAAGCTGTTGCAAGTAATTCAACATCAACAAGTGCATCAAATCTTGTGTTTATCAAAATAACTTGATTTTCTTTCGGTGTTGCATTTGTAACACTAGCATAATTATATTTTGTAGATGGGAAGGTTAAATTGTTACTAACTTCTTTAACCTTTACCATAGCATTTTTTGCTGTGGTTTCATCTGTTGGGTTTGTAATTACTTCAAGATGGAATTTTCCTTCATTACCATAAATGTTGAATAAGTTTTTCATGATTAAAAATTCATCAACATCATCTGATGTGTAAAGTGATTTTATAATCTTATCCACTAATGAAGATAGACCATTTTCAGTTAAAAATGATTTTTCAAGTTGTGCATTTGAAACAGTTGTTTTATATTTGTCTTGTCTATTCATTTGATGAAACACTGTCAACAACTTTGGTATGTTTCTTTTAAAAACTTCTACATCTGATTTTGTAGGGTCATAAACTTGTGCTTTAACTATGTCAACAAACACTTCTTCAATAGCATGTCCCTTTTCCATAGTTGCTTTTTTAAACTCTTTCAGTGGGTTTGCGAATAACATATTTTTGATGATTGTCTTTGCTATTCTATTTAAAAGAGTATTTACAAATTCATTTCTTGTCACTGAATATTCCATTATAGCTGAACCAGTTTCTCTTAAATTATCTCTAGTTGCTAACGGTATTCTACTTTGATATTCTGAACTTGACTCATTTCTAATTGCATTTAGTAAATCAGTACTTTTATAATCTGACATTATTTAACACCTCTTTTCACTTTTTTAACATCACCTTTTGTTGATCTTAATACAAAATCACAATTTGAACAAATAATTTTAGTGTGTTCACCTTTTTTCACTTTCTTTGTTTCCTTGTGTAAACAAACTTCTTTCTTTGACATTACTTGTCACCACCATTTGTAATATCATCAATGGTGATTTCTTTTGCCTTCTTTTCTTCTTCTGTTTCTTCATCTTTCTTTTCTTCCTTCTTTGGTTCTTCTTTACCATTGAAGAAAGTATCAATGTACTTCTGCTCTAGTTGTTCATACTTTTCTTTCCAGTTTTCACCATCTTCATTTGTTTCTTTTACTCCTTCAATTAAATCTTTGTGTTCTTCAATTAATGACATTCTTTCCATTTTATCTTCTGTTTCAACCAACTTTTTCATCAACTCTTGTAGAGTCATTATGACACCCCTTTCAAAATTTTATTTTGTTCTTACTTTAATTGTATCATAAATAGTAATAAAATTATATTTTAAAAAGTAACTGTTTTTATCATAAAATTGTTAATAAAATTTTTCATAAATTTTTCAAACTTTTTTCTCATTTTCATTGTATTATTTATTTATACATGTTATAATTAGTTATAGTCAAATTTAGGAGTTGGACAAACAACTCACAAAATTAAAAAGGAGTGAAGTGAATGAAAACAATTTCAAGAACCATCAAGAGTTGGGAAATAACTATCAAAGACGGTGAAACAAGGGAAATTCTATCACAAGAATTGTTGCACACAAGACCAAAGAAAGAAAAGATTGCTGTAAAGTACATCAAGGAAACTGAAAAGACAAACTTCTTCATTGAAATTGATGAACATGAAGAAAAAAGAGAAATGAGTCTTGAAGATTTTATCAAGTATTCAAAAGTTGTTGAAGATGAAACACAAAATAAAAATGAAAGTGATGGTGAATAATTATGACAATGAGAAAAAAATTACAAGAGAAGGTAAAGGAGTTTTCAAATCTCCTCCCATTTATGGAAAATAGGGATAAGGGTGACTTTGAACAATTAATAGGACAAGCTGTAACAATTAGAGATTTTGGATTTTTAAGTGATAATGGTGATAAGGAATATGTTTGCATCATACTAGATGAAGATAAAGAAAAGTTTTACTTTGGTGGACAAGTCCTAACAGACAACATGAAGGAACTGGAAGAAGAAGGTTACAAGGAAGAAATTCAAAATGAAGGTTTACCAGTGAAATTTGATAAGAAAATCAGTAAGAACAAAAGACAATACACAACTGTTCAGTTTTTCCCAAAAGTTGACTAATACTTATTAAGGGAAGGGGAAACCCTTCTCTTTTCTTATTTCACAATAGAAGGGGGGGGTAAAACATTGTCCAAAATATTTCATAATATTGAAGAAACAGATTATATCTTTGAAACAGAAAATTTTGAATTTCATTTTTCATCTATGCTTTATCTTGTTAAATTCAAAGAAAGATATAAAGAAAATAGAGAAAAACTATTATATAAACTTTCATCAAGATACAATATTGAATTTGTTGCAAATGATTATTTTGATTTTATTCTTTATAGTAGTATTGAGAAAAGGGGTTTCAAAGTTGTTTGCAAGAAAAAGGGGGAAATATTTAGATGCCTAAAAGATATAATATTAGATGGAGAGATAAAGACCTCCAAGAATTAAGAAGGGTGGTTAAAAACTTTAATCAGAAAATTTCATACCATGAAAAGAACAACCCACAAAAAGCTGATTTCTTGCCAAGTAGAATTACAACTAAGGAACTAAAAAATAAAATTGAAACTAGACAAGATTTTCAAAGGGAACTTGCATCACTTGAAAGGTTTGGTAAAAGGGGTAACACTGAATTAATTACAAATGAAAAGGGTGTTACTATTTCCAAATATGAACTTAATGAATTAAAAAACAAAGTTAGAATTACAAATATTAAAAGGACATATGAAAGAAAGAAATTAAACATTGACACAACCAAAGGAAACATGGGACAAATTCAAGCACAAAATTTAAAACCAAAGAAATTTAATTTCATGAAGAAAACAGAAAAGGAAATTGAGAAATTGAAAGAAAGTCTTGAAAATGAAGTCCAAGCAAATTTCAAAGAAAGGATAATGGAAAAATACAAGGAAAATTATATCAAAGCAATTGAAAATTATTTGGGTGAAGATGGTGAAGAATTAAAGAAATTTATTCAAGAAATGACACCACAAGAAGTATATCAAAATTCAATTGAAAATCCAATATTATCAATTGGTTTCACTTCTGAACCTCTCCCTACTGAAACAATTGCATCTTCTGCATTAGAGGAATGGAAAAGTGTGTAATGAAACAAGTTTATGTTGCTGACTTTGAAACAACAACCAACCCCCAAGATTGTAGGGTTTGGGGGTGGGGTTTATATGATATTTATTCAGATGTGTTTGGTTATGGGACAACCATTGAAAACTTCTTTAATGAAATATTTAAACTTCCTTCAAAGTCAAAGATATATTTTCACAATCTAAAATTTGATGGTGAATTTATGTTTTATTATTTGTTTGAAAATGGCTTTAAACATACAACAGAAAGAAAGTTGGAAAATAAAGAGTTTTCAACACTTATTACTCATATGGGCGTGTTCTATGCTATTAATGTAAAATACAAGGGAAGGGAATATCAAATATATGATAGTTTAAAAATTATTCCTTTACCAGTAAAGAAGATTTCAAAAGCATTTGGAATTGAACAATTAAAGGGTGACATTGATTATCTAAAAGAAAGACCAAAGGATTATGAACTAACTGAAAAAGAAATTGCATATATAAAGAATGATGTTGAAATAGTCGGTAAAGCATTACTTTATTTCTTTGAACAAAATTTGGGTAAAATGACACAAGCATCAAACGCCTTCTATGACTTCAAAAGTATCATGGGAAGAAAGAAATTTGAAAAATTATTTCCAGTGATTGAATGTGATAGTGAAATAAGACAATCATATAAGGGTGGTTTTACCTATGTTCAACCAAAATATCAAAATAAAGAAATAGGTGAAGGAATTGTTCTTGATGTTAATAGTCTTTATCCTTCTGTTATGTATAATGATTTTTTACCCTATGGTGAACCAATTTATTTTGATGGGAAATATGAAAAAGATAAACTTTATAATTTACATGTTCAAATGTTTAGATGCAACTTTGAAATAAAAGAAAATCATCTTCCTACAATTCAATTGAAAAATAACATGGTATTTATGCCAACAGAATATGTCGAAAGTAGTAAGGGTTTAGATGTTACGCTTTGTTTAACTTCTGTTGATTTAGAACTTTTTTTAAAACATTATGAAGTTTACAATGTTGAATGGTTTGGTGGGTGGAAATTCAAATCAACAAATATTTTATTTAGAGATTATATAGACAAATGGAGTAAAATCAAAATTGAGTCAAGCAAAAATGGAAATGAGGGATTGAGATCAATTGCAAAATTGATGCTTAATGCCTTATATGGTAAATTTGGATTGAACCCAAAAGTAAAAAGTAAAATTCCAAATTTCCATGATGGACAAGTTGTTTATACCACTGGTGAAGAAGAAAAAAGAGAACCAGTATATATCCCAGTTGCATCATTTATCACATCTTATGCAAGGAAAATTACAATTGAGTCGGCACAAAAGAATTATAATAGGTTTCTTTATGCTGATACAGATAGTTTACATCTTATAGGTTTAGAAGAACCAAAGAACATTGACATTGACCCAGTGAAATTGGGTGCATGGAAAATTGAAGGAAAATTCAATAAAGCAAAATATATTCGTGCTAAATCATATATTGAAAATATGTTTATTAGTGTTGATGAATTTGAACAACTTAAAGAAAGTAAAAAGAAGAACTGGACATTTAACAAAGAATTAAATGTTTATGAACACCTTGAAACAGCTTGTGCAGGGTTACCAAAGAAAGCACAACATTTAATAAACTTTGATAATTTCAAAAGTGGATTAAAACTTGAAAAAGCAAAACTTCAACATAAAAGGGTAAAAGGTGGTGTTATCCTTAATGAAGTTGACTTCACTATCAAGATATGATATAATGAAATTGTGGTGGAAGTTAATGGAAGTCGAAAAAACTTTCATTTCTATCACTTTTCTAAAATGGAGTGGTTCAGTATAATGTGTTAGCTTTTTACACACCACTAGGTAAAACTAGGTAAAAAGTTTATGGGAGTGGTGTCCCTTTCACATACTGAACCATTTTCCTAATTATAGAGAAAATGAAAGAAGGTGAATTTTATGTTTTGGGATATTACAGAACCCCTTTCTTATAATGCTTTAATCAATTTTATAGTTGGTAATCGTGGGGGTGGAAAATCCTATGGTGTAAAGAAATATGCAATTGAATTATTTTTAAGAACTGGAAAACAGTTTGGATATATAAGAAGATATAGTGAAGAATATAAAGAGAGTGCAAACACATTTTTCAATGATGTTTCACAAGAATTTGAAGGACATAAATTTGAAGTAAAAGGGAAAAAGTTTTATATAGATGATAAGGTTTGTGGACATGGTTTCATACTATCAAGAAGTAAAAAGAAAAAATCAATGAGTTTTCCAAATATTGATTTTTTAATATTCGATGAATTTATTCTTGACCCTAATGACTACATGCAAAGATATTTACCAAATGAAGTCATGACATTTCTTGATTTAGTTGAAACCATTTTGAGAATGAGAGATAACCCAAAGATTAAAGTATTTCTTCTTGCTAATGCCTTGAGTTTTACAAATCCTTATTTCTTATTTTTTAATGTTCAGAAACCACAAAATAAAAAGAAAATAAAATGTAAAGATGATATTCTTATTCAACTGGTGGAGAATGAAGAATTTATCAAAGCAAAGAAAAAGACAAGATTTGGTAAACTAATTCAAGGTACACAATATGGAAAATATTCAATCGAAAATGAATTTTTGAGGGACAATGAAAACTTTATTATTAAACAACCAAAGAAACTTCAATATTATTTCACTATAAAAGCAAAGGGTGAAAATTATGGTGTTTGGATTTCATATGATGAGGGTTTAATCTATGTTTCACAAAAATATGACCCAAGTTGTAAAATGATTTTCACAACTATTCTTGACAACCATGAACCAAATACAATGTTGTTGAAGGGTTCAAATAAGGGTGTTTTATTTAAACACTTTTCACAAGAATTTAAAAGAGGTAATGTTTATTTCTCTAGTATTAAAGTGAAAAATATAATACTGGAAACATTTAAAAACTCTTTGTAAAATGTGTTAAAATATGATATAATTAAGATAACAAATAATTAAAGGGGTGGCAAGTTGTGTATTACAAATGTGAAAAATGTAAAACAACTCTATTGACATCTAAATCCAATCACCCAAAGTTTTGTTGTTCATGTGGACAACCTACATTGAAAAGAGTGAATACAAACAAGAAAAGGAGTGTTAAAAATGGTAAAAGGAAATAAGATTGAAATTGATTTTGAAATGTTTGAAGGTTTAACAGTTGAAAAAGCTATGAAATTTAATAAGGAATGTGGTGTTTATTTTGAATGCAACAATGGACAACCGACACACATCATAGTTGATTGGAGTGAATAAGATGGATTTAAAATACATGATTGATTGTTATGAATTTGATAATTTAACAATGAAAGAACAAATCAAATATAAGTTTTGTTTAGAATGTGAAATGTTCTATAATTTTGAGATTAAAAATGAATGTGGTAATGGGTGTTCAAATGATAGAAATTAAGTTACTTGCTAAAGTTTTAAATAACTATAATTCAAAAGATAAAAATGAAACTTGTCTAATTGAAGAATGTGGTGAACTGATACAAGCTGTTTGTAAATTGAAAAGAAATAAATTATCAAATCTTGTTGAAGAAGTTTCCCATGTTATGTTGTTAATAGAAGTTATTAAAATTATACATAATATTGATGAAGAAGAAATTGTCAATGAATGTATGAAAGCAACATCAAAATTAATTCGTGAAATCTCCTAACCCTCCCATCTATCATTCATTACTCAAATTAGTTTCCCAATAAAGAGAGGATTTTTCCTTCCTCCT